CAGCAGCAGCCACCCCTGCCGTCTCCTCAGCCACTACGATGGAAATTCCGTCTGCCATGGATCGTACTCGTCGTCTAACCGAACCAACCTTGCACGCCGCCGCCAATGTCCAGGTACACAGGAATGCGCGCCACGTAACCGCTCCGTCCTTCGCGCCCATCGCCGTTGCTGACGCCCAGAGTTTCCGGCGCGGCCTTCCGCTTATCCAACTCGATAGCCTGTTGCAATAGCGGCGTCAAAGCCCGGCCGTGGACCGCATCCGGGTTCCCCGCGTCCTTGCGTTCGATGTTCCTTTCCCAAGCCGCCAGACAACTTTCCTCCAGCACACAGGCCATAACCTCCACGCCGATCGGATAGAGATTCGTGCTGTCGAGCATTGTGGGGCGCACCGTGCCGATCGCCGACAAGGTGACCTGGCCGTGCGGTGGTGGCCAGAGCATGATATAGCGGCTCGATCCATGCGTGGGATCGAAGGTGCTCGTCTCTTGGCAGTAAGCCACCGGATGACCCGGCTGGCAGTTGTCGTGCAGCCGCCGGCGAAGCTCCAGTTCCGGCAGCTTCCGCAAGTCGTCTTGATGGCCGTGCCACAGGTTGGGGGGATAGGTCAGCGGCCCTTTCAGCGAGTCAATCCCGCTGGGCAACGGATAGGCGTTGAACCACAGCACGTAGCCACTGGCCGCAGTGATCGCCGGACCGTGGTAGTTGGCTAGCACCAACGCCGTCCCGCTGCTGTAGGTCTGCACGGCGAAGGCCCCGGTCAAGCCCAGGTACAGCCAACCGCTGGCCGAGACGGCATAGCTTGGAAACGTCGTCCCCGTGCCAGTGACATTGCCGCTGGCGTCCACGGTCACCGTTCCCACCGCGTAGGCGGGGATGGTCGTGATGGAAACGACCGGCTGCAAAAAAGACCACTCGTAGGCGTTGTAGACCCACAGCAAACCATCCTGGATACATTGCAGAATGTCGGCCGCCTGCCGACTGTTGGCCACGCCATCGGTAATCACGTCCACCGACGTCTTGCGCAGGCCAATCTCCATCCCCAGCCGGTTGACCAGCGTGGTGTAGCTTTGCGTCAGTGGAAGCGGAGCCGCCATCGTGAATTCCCTTCGAACATCAAACACCGCGCGGCTGCCAGGGCGGGAGAAGGCACCCCGGGCAGCCACGCGGCGGACGCTACGCGAAACCGATCAATAGCGACCCCAGGCCCCGACGCACGGCTCTTGGGCCGCGGCCCAGCCGTCCAACGTTACCTTCTGGAAGGTCGTCGTTCCGTACTGATGGATGCCGCATACGAGCGTCATGCCATCCGCCGGCCACAACGTACTGCTGCCGGTGATCGTCGAACTCAGCACACAGTTGTTGCCGAGTTGCCCGTCCTGGGGCACGCCGTTGATGTAGGGCACCAACCGGCAGCTCTTGCCCTCATAGCGGAAGCCGAGCTTGAAGTACACGTTCGGCCCCACGGTGGGCGTGGTGCTGTTGGGGAAGGCCCCCAAGGTGAGCACCGCAGCGCTCTTCTGCACCGTCCCGCCGGCCTTGTCGTAGACCAACGAAAGGGTGCCGGCCGTGTCCGTGTAGAGACAGCCGAAGCCCAACAGCGAGGTTGTGGTGTCGAAGGCAGCCCCGCAAGGTCGCCCGCTGACCGCACTGCCGCTGCCGGCAAATCCCATGAAGAACGTGCTGCCGATCGAACCGCTGACGTACCCCAATCCAGAGACCCTCAGCCGGGCCTCGAACAGCAACGAGCCGCTCACCCCTGGCACCACCGAGAACGGGCACACGTTGCTTGTCGCCGTGGCCGGACCCATTTGCATCGACGCTTCGTCGCCGGTGTTGGCGCCCGCACCCATCAACGTCAACTGCCCCGGCGTCCACAACTTCGTGCCCACCGGATAGAGGACGTTTGCCACGCCGTTGGGATAGTTCCCCGCCGGCGCTGGAGCAATCGGATAGCCGCTGGGGATGGTGTAGTACGTGTTGTCCGGCACGATGTTTTGTGCCGACGTGCCACCCGCCAGTTCGTAGGTCTGGTAGGTGTTGCCTTCGGAGTTGTAGACTCCACGGCTCGAAGAAAGCGCCGTGACCAGACTCCAGTTTTTGAAGCTGTCGATGACGCCCCAGCCGTAGTCTTGGTCCTTGTAACCGAAAATCCAATCGATTGGGGCATCGCCCCACAGTTGTTCGCTGAGGCCGAAAACGTCCATCTGCCCAGCGATTCCCTTTGGTCGCAGACCCATGGGTATCTCTCGCTTTCAATGAAAAAGGTTGCTTGGAACAAACGGAACTCAGTCGAACTCGACCACCGGAACCGTGCAGTCCAGCCGCCAGTTTGCCCGGCGGTCGAAGCACACGATTTGCCCTGAGTCCAACATGCGGCGAATCCGCACGTCGGGCATCGTGGGATGGATGATCGGCGGCATCTTCTGCTGCCGGAACCCGGACTTGAAGTAATACTTCCAAGTCGACCAGTTCACGCCCAAGATCGTGCCCGTGGTCAGCGCAAGGCCCAATTCCTGGTTGGACCAAATCGGCACTTCCCGCATCGTGACGCCGTTGACCATCACGGTTCCCTTGTGCGTGGACAAGTCGCCGTTGATGTTGTCGTTGCCGGACTGGAGAATCCGCCGCGTGGCCTTGATCCGGCTGTAGGTCGTCAAGATTTCCCAGTCGGGCTTTTCGCCGGGGGCCAACTCGGGATAGTTCTTGACGGGAGTGAACGCGCACTTATCGATGCACTCGATCATCGTGTCCACCATGTCGGTGGGGGTGACCGAGGTGTAAATTCCCGCCCGGTTGCGCCAGCCAGGGACGATTGAGGAAAACACGCCGCCGGTTCCAACGCTGCTGAATCCGGGCGGGTCCATACCCACAAATCCCGAACTCACGGCGTCCGTTCCCACGGAAAGCGTGATCGGAGAAAGGGCAGAGTTGTAGGGCTGGAGCCACCACAACAGCGAGGCCGGCGGGGTGGGCTGACCGGCCGTGGCGATCGTCGTCGGTCCTGGGCCCATCATCAGCTTTTCCACGCCAAGGAAGTAATCGTTCCACATCCCGTGCTCAGCAACGTCCAGCGCGTCGATGATCCGCACCTTCGTGGTGCGGAATTCGGGTTCCAGGATGCAGTAGTTGTAGTTGGTCTCATTCATCGACCAGAACATCTGGCCGTGGGTGAGCATGTCCACGCGCTTGGTTTCCAGTTCCGAGTACGGCGCGATCAAGCGGAAGTTTCCGGGGTTCGCAAACTGGAGTTTCCAGTGAACTTCGTCGCCTTCCATCTCATCCGCCTTCACGCGGTTGAAAATCCGATCCGCGAAGACGCATTTCCGCAGGGGAATGGAAATGTCTTTCCAGTCCGTCTTGACGTACTTGTGAAGGACCGACTCCACAAAATCGTCGATGTTTTGAAGGGGAATTGCTGGCATGAGAAAAGAGACTCCTTAGCATTCGTTGTGAGGCAGTTTACTATTCTTCCACCGCACCGCCCAACGCCTTGGTCCAAGCAGCATCGATCTCGGGATCGTCGTGCTTGAGAAATTCCAAGCGGGCTTCTCGGTCGGTGGGCATCCGCGACGGGGCATGACGGGCAGACCCGCCGCTAATCCGGTGCGACTGCTTTTTCAGCCGCTCGTCAAACTGCTTCTGGGTTTGTTGGATCAACGCATCTCCGAAGGCCAGTTGCACGGCCGAGCGGAGAAAGGATGGCGTAGGGGCCGGCTGCCGGCCTTGCGCCAACAGGCCCCGGGCGTGCGTAAAATGCGCGTCCATGGCCTTTTGGATGTTCGCCGCTTGCTCCTTGGTGGGTTCCTTTCCGGGTTCACCGAAGAGGTCCGTAAAGCCCAGGGAGTGCAGTGAGGCAGTGGCCCGCTGTTGCAAATTGGCCAACGCCGATTGCTGCGACTGCTGCTGAAACCCGGACACCAGGGTGCGGAGGTTCTTCAATTCCGCCGCTGCCGCCTCCACAAAAGCATTGTGGTTTTTCACGGCATCGTACTCTTCGCCCCCTTCCGGCAACTTGAACTTGGAAAGGTCAGCAAAGGGGTCACCCGCTTGGGACGGCTGTTGCGCGGCGGGTTGTTCCGCCTGTTTCTCTGCGGCTTTCGCGAGAGGCGGTTGCTGGCCGGTCGGTGGGACCTTTCCGGCCTCAAACGCCTTCTTGTCGATCGCCTGAAGAACATGGTTCAGCACGTCGCGATTGGGCAGGGCGGCAAGCGTTACGTCATCCAGTCCATACGCGGTCGCCAGATCCTTGACCTCGGCATCACGCCAGTCTTGGACCTCTTCGTCGTCGGCCTTAGGTACGACCGGGGCGGCATCGGCACTGCCGGGAGTCTCATCGGCAGCGCCGGAATCGTGTGCGGTGGGCGGCTCTTCGTCCGCAGTGCGCGCCGGATCGGGCTCACGAAGACCGGCATCGGTCTCGTACTGTTGCCGTTCGGTCTGCACCTGGTTGTAGAGATTGTCGACATCGGCTTGGCGTTGTTCGGGGCTCATGGTGGCCCACTCGGCAACGCTCCCACTGGTCGAAGGAACTACGGTTTCTTGTGGCATGCTCGATTCTCCTTAGCGAAAACTGTCCTCGTCGTGTAACGGACCCATTCCCAACATTGGGCCGATGACTTTCATGGCCCGATCCCGCTCCCGGTCGTTGGTCACCACGCAGTTGATCCGCCGCGTCGGGTCGTAGTGCACGCCAGTGATGTTGTGCTCTTTCAACGCCGCGTTGAGCAACGGTATCTGGGACGGGTTCGCCCGCATGCTCAGCGATTCACGCGGGTGCGAATCGTCGAAGTAGGGCATGGCCGCATCCGGCTTGCGCGGCGCCGCCACCACTTCCACCACTTGCTGCGAAGCCTCGTCATAGACAAAGTGCCTGCTCATCGACTACCTTTCGTGACTGTTGCCGTTCCCCCGCCGCCATTGGCCGACCCCTGCATCATTTGCCCCAGCACCGATTGCAGACCGCTTCCCTTCGGCCCCGGAGAGACGTTGTTGCGGGTCACCGTGCGCTGGGTCATCGGCGGCTTGGTGGCCGCATGGTCCCCCGAAGAGGACGACTGCGCCAGCGCATCGACCATCAACGGGCGGAATATTTTCTTCAGCGAGGGATTGTTGAGCGACCGCGCGGCGAATTCCGCGAATGCCGCCAGGTCCATCTTTCCGGCCTGCGCCAACGGCAGCATGGTGGTCAGCGCCTGTCCAAATTGCACCACCTGTTGCAACTGTGCCTCAGGCGGCTTATAGCCCATCGAATTCGCGCGGATCTGGAAGTCGTAGTGATCGCGAAGACCTTCCCGCGTCGGTGACTCGCCCGGCTTCGGCTTGTATGACTTGGGCCGCCAGGTGGTCGGCTGGTAGAGTTTGGTCTGGCCGATTTCGCTACTGCCATCGACCGTCAGCGACTCCGATTCCCACATCTCCACGCCGATCTTCCGGCAGCAGTTTTCCGCACACTGTTCGACCTTGGAACGCATCCGACCAATCAGCCCGCCGGCCTGTCCGAGCATCATTTGCTCTTGGGTGGCAGTCGGAGCATCGGTTCCCAATCCGCCCAACGCCCGCTCATTTCCCGACTGAGTGTTGTAGATTTCCTGGTTCTGCAACCAGAAGGCCATGGTGGGACCATCCACGCCGCGGATGCTGATCTGATCGGGCGTGGTGGGCGAAACGACCCATTCGTTGTTCTGGGCGTCCTTCATGATCTGACCCCACTTCTCATCGCCCGGCCGGCTCACGAAGATGTTCTTCTGTGCCGTAGCCTGGCTGGCCAGCTTGGTGAAGATCCGGTTAATCAGCCGGTGCAGGGCCATCAACTGTTGCAACGGCGAAGAGGGCACGAGGTTGTCGGGGACGAGGCCCAGCGAGAGCAATTCGTATGGCCCCATCGGGCCTACGTCGCTGTCTTCCACCTTCAGCGGCCACAGATCGTCGTTCTGGGAGAAGGTCGCGAGTTGGTGTGTCTCGGGAAAGTACACATCGTAGAGCCACACCATGGGCTCCAACTCGTCATCGTCCACCCGGGCGCCGGTAGCGATTTGTGCCGAATACTCTTCGCCGCTGTCGAGGTTGTATTTCGACGTGGGGGCCATCTTCTTGACCACCGCTTCGTCGAAATCGTCGCGATCCTTCACGCGGCGGAAGCTGGCCCGATACCAGTCCCCAATGAACCGTACGCAACGGGCGTCCTTGGGGCTCAAGTCGATAATCAGGTCATCCGGGCTGACCCGATCCATCCAGATTTGGCCCGGCATCACCCATTGGTTGTCGGCCGTCTTCACGTAGCCGCTATCGGCCAAGCGAACCTTCAAAATTCCCCACAGCACCGTGGCGTCAAGCGTGGCCTCGTAGAACGTGGTGCGGAAGTCGATGTTCTTAATCACCCGGTTGATGGATTCCGTCCACTTCCAGGCAAAGGGCCAATTCTGCGGGTTCCAACTGGCGACTTCCACCTCGGGATTGTTGTACGCCAGAGCCATCGCCAGCACGTTGGCGGTGGTCCCCAGCTTATTCACGTAATCCCGAACGCCGTTGCCACCCTGCGTCGAATACCAGCTTCCGCCGAGTTCCCGATTGATGGCGGCCCGCACGCGGCGATACGGATCCAGCGCATCTTGCGACGTTTTGCGAGCGGTCTGAAACCGCTTCAGGTCGATCGCACTGCCGAGATCGAAGGCCATGCCTCACCGTGAGAAAGAAAGGGGAGCCAAGAAACGAAAAAGCCCATGCGTGGATGCGCCCGCGCATGGGCTTGTGTTTCTTGGCCCCTCACCATCGCCTGGCCGGGCGGTGTGGTGAAGTTCCCCAAAGTAGTTTGCAAAAGATCAGTGGTGGGGACTGGATTCGAACCAGCGTGTGCGGGTTATGAGCCCGCCGAGGCACCACTCCTCAACCCCACTCAGCAGCCTTTTCCCGCTATGACGCGCTGAAAAGGCGGGGAAGTCCTGTTTTACCGTTCCGACTTCCAGGCGCTACGGTCGCTTCGAAAAACGCCTTCAATTTGTGCTCGATGGAAAATCCTGATCGTTCTGGCCTTCCCGACGTGACCGGGCTCGATCCATCTCCCTCATTTGCCACGCCGGACTACCATATGGGGGATTGTGGCGTCGCGCGTCTGGCTTGTCAAGCTTATTTTTCATGCGATCCGTGCATAATAACCATGCAACCCCGGCGCCAACGCACCGATCACCGTGTTCTTGCCCTGCCCCGCTCCTCTTACTGGGGGCATGCACAATCTTGCCGCCGCTATCCAATTCGTACTCCCCGCATTCCTCGATCATTTCCGCGTCCCGGGGCTCAAAACGGCCATCCGCAAAGGAAATTGCCAGTTGTTCGAACAGATCCAGCTTGTCGCTCTCCTTTTTGTTCCCCCAGCCCGGTTTACGCTCTTTTTTCCCTCCAATCGGGTTCACATCGCGGTAGTAGACGTTGTAGTACCCAATCTTGGTGGGGTCTAGAACCTCTTTTTCCACGATCGTTTCCCCCGGGCCGCTGGCCTCCCAGCCCAGATATGCTTTGCGGAGCCAGCGGGCCACTGCCACCATCACGCGGGCGAAGTCGTGGACCTTCATTCCTTGAATGGCATACGCCAACGCCTGTTGGCCGGTGAACATATCGACCCCGCAGAGCGTCGAATTGCTGGAGTACTCGCCCGTACCCCCAGACGAGATATCCGAGCCCACGGCGTAGTCACCCATGGGAACGGTGTTGTCGAGCCCTGGGCGAAACCAGAGCTTCATGGGACCGTCGTCCTGCTGAATCAGCCCGGTCAGGGTGCAGGTCTCCGGATCAACGACCGGCCGACCCTGCCACAACGGCGACCGGCAACTCTCCCGCTTCATCTTATCCAGCACGTCAACGTCGAACACCTTGCCTACGGCGCCGCGCGCGTCCATGTCCTGTTCGCGGGCGATGCCCCGGGGCGTAGCCCCCGGCGTGAGGCACTTGCGATCGTACCACGGCGACCGCTTGCGGCCGTCCTTGATGAAGCCCCGCCGCTTCAAAATCGCCATGTCGTCCGCATGCTTGCGCAGATAAGCCTCGACAGCCAACTGCTCCTCCGGATTGGAAGCCACCGCCACTTCCTTGCGGATCACATACGACAGCCGGTTTTGCGTCGGGTTGTCCCACCAGGCCACGGTGACCTTGCGGCCTTTGCCCGGTTGCTCGCACATCTCCCAGAACTTGCCGGTGGTCCCCGAGAAGGTCGACGGGATCAACATGCAGTTCGTCACGTCCCGCAAGCTGTCCAGTACCTTGGCGTCCCGCTCACTGGTAATCCACTCCTCCGCGCCGAACTCATCCAAAATGAACACCGTACGCCGTCCGCCGCGGCCCACGTTCTGCGTGGCCGAGAAACCCACAAAGCTCGAACGGCGGTCCTGGTTGTAGATCGTGTGTTCGCTCACGTTCCGATCCACCCGCTCCGGCTTCATCCAGAACGGCAGCCGGTCTAGGAAATACTGCACCCGCCACATCATGGTATCGCTATCGGTCAGCGAATCGACCAGCTTTTCGTTGCGCGTCACCAGACCGCACGTAAACCCCGTGTCGCGGAGGAATCGTTTCAGGCACACCCCCAGCAACAGCAGCGTGGCGCCCTGGGCCCGCGACTTGGGAAACAGCACCGTGACGTTCTCTTCCGTCTGCAACGCATCGTCGATAGCCCGATCCGCTTCCACGATCGGTTGCACCTGGTTGTCCCAGAAGCAGAACGGCTTGTCGGTGACCCGGGCGCGCGCCTCGAAGGTCCAGAGAAAGGCCCGAAAGAAGAATAGCGTGTCATCCCACGCCGCCCGCCGCAACGCCCTCTGGTAGCTGCGGTCCCGAGCCGCCGCCCGGTACATCTCGGCCCGCCATTGAAGATTCTCTTCTACCGTCTTCGGGACATAGGCCACAAAATCGTTCATCTCGCCTATGCTCTCGACTCTTGCAGCTTCTTCAAAATCCCTTCCACCTCATCCGCCCGCAAGTCCTCTTCCAGGATATGCTGGTCATCGCCGCTGACGCTCTCCGTCTTGCTCTGCACCTTTTGCAGCAACTCGTAGAACTTCACCCGGTTATCGGCCGCAAACTCCATCAGACCAATAGCCCCTTGGCTGGGCGGCGCCACACTGGCCCGCTCCCAGTGCATCACCGGACCCCGCGCCGTCTGCTCGATCACCAGCGTCTTTTGGTGATAGACCCACAGCACGTCGTCGCTCAGGTCCCCCTCGCACGAAAGCTCGCCCCAACATTCCGGCAACGGTCTCTGTACCGGAACTGCCGCCGTCTGCTCCTCCGCTGCTTTCTCCGTCGCGTCCTCCGAATCGGACAACACCTGATCCAGAATCGCTGCCACCTTCCGATCCGTCCGCACCGACATCTTGGCCACCGCAGAAATCGACAACGGACGGAACGTCTTCACCGCCTCGGCCTGGGCCACCGTCCGCGCGTCCGCCGGACTCATACAATACGGCAGTACCTTCGACGCCGCCCGCGTTGCACGCATCAGACGCAACGCCTCCTCCAATCGATTCTCCCGCTTCACCCGCGTCAGAAAGTCCGTCCAACGCTCCTTCTCCAGAATCGACGCGGCCGTCTTCACCATCCTCGCGTTCGCCTTCACGTCGATGCTCACAATGCCCCCATGTTTCTCAACCCATGCACCAACGGATGATCCTTCGTCGTCCCCTTCTCCAATTCCGACAACCGATCCTCCACCGCCTTTGTCCTCGCCTCCAAAATCCCCAGACGACCCCGGTGAGCGTGCATCGCCTCGCACGCCGCATGGTAGTCCTTCCGCAATACACACCCGTGTTCCAACCGCCCCCTCGCAAAGCCCCGATCGTAGCTCGCACGATGCAACCGGATCACCAACCGCTCAAACGCTCCAAATCCAAACACCAACGACCAGCACCAAGGTATGAAAGTCCGCAGTCTCATGCTTATGCCCCAGGATACAACCGATTGACCGCTTCTCGGTACTGCAAAAGGATTAACCGTTGGGAAGCCCCCTCTCGCTCTGCCTTATCCCGCTCCTGCGTCCGACGATCAAACTCCAACCTCAACGACTGCAACGCCTTCTCCAACGCACATATCCGCTCCTCCGACGACTGCGTGGGCACCTTCACTCTCTCCGGTATCACCTCCACAAACTCCTCCGCCAGCAACCGCTGGCTCATCAGCACTTCCACCATCGTCGAACCCGCTTGGCAAACCACCACCTCTACCACTATCTTCGAATTGCTCCGCGCTACGTACCTCGTCATCGTCACCACCTCCACTTATTCACGAACCTCTTACACCCCACCTATTACCTCAACTCGAACACCAGTATCCTTCTTTCTCACCTTACGTCAAGCTTTTTCTGCACTTACCTATCTTAACAACCTGCTTTCTTCTCGCGTAACTGAAGGGAGTAGTTATACGTTACATCGCGCGTGCGCGCGGGGGGATTGGTTCGTTTTCCGGAAACGGGTGGGGCCCCTGCGATTAACGGACATCCGCAACCTCCGCGCGTAACTCATTACGCCATCACCGCTTGCGCTGTTGTTAAGCGAATCGCTTAGGCACAGCGCGCGCCGCTCGCCTGCGCCACACCCCATAGATACTGCGCCACAGACCCCACGGACAGTCGAGTGCGTTACCCCTCCACTAGAGCAACGCTCCGAGAGCACGGACGACGTTGCGCGCTTAGCGGGCCTCCTCTTGCGTGCTGTCGTTCTGTTATTCCATTCGGTGGGAGTGAGAGAGCGATATTTGCGACTGTGCACGTGGAGCAGTTTGTGAGCGTTACAGAGAGTAGCGCAGACACGGTGACCACTACAGACGACCTGGAGCAGGCAAGGGCGTAGAGGCTTTGAGAAGACGCCCCCCCCGTAGGTCCCCCCGTTCTAAGAGAACCTATGGCCACTCAGTAGGGCGTTTGGCCGCGTGAGAAGCAAATATGCACGCCCGGTGTTGTGACGGTGCTGTTCGCCTTAGTCGGTCGCAGCGGGCTAGCTGCTCTGATTCTTCTGTTGCCGGCGGCCGGGTTGTGTGCGCTTGGCCCGTTGGCCGCCAGTGAGCGTATTATGCCGGATTGTGTGTTCCGGGGCAAGCCGAAGAGGAAAATGCGGCCGGCTCGACCAGCCGCGGGCCGTCGCGATCGAGGATCGCCGACATCCCCAGGCCGTCGACTATGCGGCAGAGGTCGGCCACGCCAATCGCGCGGCCACGCTCCCAGCGCTGGACCTGTTGTTGTGTGGTGCCGAGGCGCGCCGCCAGATCGGCTTGCGTGAGCCCGAGGAGTTTGCGGCGGTCGCAGATCTGGCGGCCGATGGGAGCGGGTTGGGGGTGGGTTTTTTTCATGCTACGCCCGCCTCAAGCAACGCCTTGCGAGCCGTCTCGAATCGCACCTTGCCGCGTGTGTATGTGTTCCATTTTCCGGGCTGCGCATGAAGGCTCTCGCTAAGCCTAGCGACGCTCACGCCGGACTTGCAGCGGATCGTCATTGTGCCCTTCGCGCCGGGGAAAGACACACAGGCTCGGCCGTGTTCGTCTTGGTACAGTTTCATTTTCGTGGCTCCGATGATTGTGAAAAACGCCCGACCGAGTTCGTTTGTTCCCTCGATCTACCTCTATTATACAGCCTATCAGATGTAACGCAATACAGCCGAGTGGATTTATTTGCGGCATTCCCAAATCGGTAAGAAAGAGGGGGCGCCGATCGGACCCCAGGGAACGCCCCTGGCAGGCGATCCTAAGCGGTTTCGTCGCCGGCGGCTCTCTGACCGTTTTTCCGCCGCGGGGCGATTTTCGGGCCCGTTCTGGCGATCCGCTCGGGCCAATCAGAGTACTTTTAATCCGTAGGTCTCGGGTTCGAGCCCCGACAGCCTCACTTAGGGGGGGATATATGAGACTATTCCTCGTAGTCTCATGGCCTCCTTTGTGAAGATGGGAGGTTGCGGCGAATGTTGTGCGTCCAGCCGAAAAACGAGGTAAAGGCCACCGTACCTATCACTCGGGCTCGGTCTCATCACCTTACACTCACCTTCGTTTTCTGCTCTGTTGTTCACCAATCGGGGGCCCGTATTTTGTAAACGTTGAAAAAGTTTCTTCTCTTTACACAGTAATAGTTTATGACTCAATCGTGAAAATGACCGTCGACGTAACTCCTTATTTTACGTGCCAAATTCCCTTAGGGTAGACGGTTACACACACGACAAAACAAGGAGAAGAGAAAATGGAACGTATCGATCACGAAATCTACCGGCAGCACATCAGCATTTCGGTTGATGGTGTCTGGGGTGGCACCGGATGGCTGAATGACGGCGTGATTGAGGATTGCGCGGCTGTCCTCGGAGGTAGTCAAGACGAGTCCGACCGCATTTACGAGTCGATCGAAGAAGCAATCGCCGACGGCGCGAAAAGCCTCCAGGATGGCGACGTGTGCTATAGCTGGACGATCAGCGACTAACCAATTCGGTGGGCTATGGCCATCAACCCGTGCCCGCGATGCGGGCGAAAAAGCGGCAGCCTTCCATGCAACCACTGCCGCAAGGAATTGTGGGCCGCTAAGCTCTGCCGGGGCTGCTATAAGCCTCGCGACACGGCCAATGCACGCGAGCCATACTGCTCGGCATGCTACGCTACGATGCGACCGGCGGCTCCGCCCGTCATTGATGAGTCGACACAGAGCGCGGTCGAGACTGAGACGGAAATGCTCATCGCTCAGCGCGACCGATGGGAAGCCGAGCGCAAAACGCGGAGCGGTTATCGCGGTGGCGATGCCCGCGAAAACACGCGCGAAACCAAGCGCGGTCGAGACTGAGACGGCATGATGAATACCGAAACCCTGATGGAAGCCGTCACTTGCTCCGCTGCAAGGATTGCCGCAAGCAATTTTCGCACAAGGTCGGTACGATCTTTGCCGAAGCGGAGCAGTTTGGCGAATCGTTCAATTAACACGGTACCGCCCGGCGGGCCAAACAAGGAGAGTGAAATGAGAACGACCGACGCAGCAGAACGAATGATCCTTACCGAAGCCATCGCAATTTTGCGAGCAATCGACATGCCGATCGCGTCCGAAGCGGTAACGGAGGCATTGCGGATCGACTCGGAGGATCGCGAAGCCCAATACACGATCGACAGCATGTAGCGAACGCCAGGGGCGAGCGCATCGCCCCACCGACCCGCCCACCTGGTGGTGGTCGGAGTGGTTCCTTTGTTCGCCTAGCTACCAGGGCATTGTACGGGTAGAGAAATCGGAGAGTGTACCATGGGTACGCAATTGCACGAGGTTTCGAAGCAATGGAGCAGCCGACCGGACGACCAGCGGTTCTTGAGCTTGGCCGACTTGAAGTCGAGCGTGTTGCAGCGCAAACGCGAGTCTTGGACCGCGACGCCGCAGTTGCCGAGGAAGGCCGCGCCCGGTCTGTCGGGTCACAGCTACTAGCACCATTCCATGGCCGCAGCGATACCCGGACCTCGCACTCCGGGCGGCCCATCAACCGTTTCCGTTCCCTTTTCTCTATGGAGGTTCCCTATGTGTCGCTCCGCTTCCTTTGTCTTGACCGAGAACAAGGAGTGCTGGTCGATGGATACCGACTCCTACGATGGGATCATCGCCGAGCATGGACTGCAAGACGGGGTTCGCGGTCCGAACGTCCTCCGCGTCGAGATTACTCCCCCTAACGACGACTACGGAGCCCAATCTGATCGCTGGGAGTTCCGCGTCGATCAGGCCGAAGTCCCCGAGTGGGTCGATACGGAGGGAATTAGCGCCATTGAGGTGCGTGCCCGCGTGGCCCTTGACGGCTGGATCGCAAAGCGCGTGATCCGCGCATACGCCAAGGAGTTATACAGCGGGCGGTACTTCCTTGTCGGCAACGCGACTGTTGACCGCATGTACGGCAACGCGCGTGTTGACAGCATGGACGGCAACGCGCGTGTTGACAGCATGTACGGCGAGTCGCGTGTTGACAGCATGAACGACAACGCGAGTGTTGGCAGCATGTACGGCGAGGCGATTGTTGACCGCATGGACGACAACGCGCGTGTTGACGGCATGTACGGCAACGCGCGTGTTGACAGCATGGACGGCGAGGCGACTGTTGACCGCATGACCGGCCACGCGCGTGTTGGCAGCATGTACGACCACGCGCGTGTTGACAGCATGTACGACAACGCGCGTGTTGACAGCATGGACGGCGAGTCGCGTGTTGGACGCATATACGGCAACGCGACTGTTGGCAGCATGGACGACAACGCGCGTGTTGACGGCATGTACGGCGAGGCGCGTGTTGGCAGCATGGACGGCGAGGCGATTGTTGACCGCATGTACGGCCACGCGCGTGTTGGACGCATGTACGACAACGCGCGTGTTGACAGCATGGACGGCAACGCGCGTGTTGGCAGCATGTACGACCACGCGCGTGTTGACAGCATGTACGGCGAGTCGCGTGTTGACAGCATGTACGGCGAGTCGCGTGTTGACAGCATGGACGACAACGCGAGTGTTGGCAGCATGTACGGCGAGTCGCGTGTTGACAGCATGGACGGCGAGGCTACCACTCGCATTTACAGCGGCACCGCTGTCGTATTCCAGATCGCAAGCCTCTTCGCCGTAGCGATCGACTGTACCGGCAAACAAGCCGTGTGTCGCGTAGGCTCCGACGCGACGTAGTCCCCTCGGCCCGCGCCGAACGCCCCTTGCGCAGACCGTGCTGGGGGCGCTGGCCTGGACCGCACGTTGCGGCAGGAATGGCTTTCCGCCTTTGTTTTTCAAGGAAATCACTCATGCCTAACGGAGACCGACCAATGACTACGCAGTACCAAAAATGCGAGGGCGCGGAACGCGAAGCGCTTCGCGGTGTCATCGGACAGAACATCGAATACGTGATGAGCCACGACTTTCAAGCGTGGCTTGCAAACGAACCGGCAGCGGTCCAAAAAAGGTGGGGCTACAAGCGGACAGATTCTTCCCACGTTCCCGCGAGCCTGGCTGAAATCATCCTTGACGTAATGAGATGCACCTGGACGAATCACGGAGCGATCGGTGAGCCGTACAGCGAGGCGACGGCGATCGAGGTTGCAATCAACGAGCTGTTCGACTACGCGATGACACGCGGATTGGTCGTGAAAACGCAAGGCGTGGAAATCGAGCCGTTTGGAGTCACTGTAAGCGTGGAGGATTAAGCCGATGGCGTCCATTTGGTTCAACGAGGATCAGCAGGCATACATCGAATATCTTGCCACCATTCCGCCAGAACAAAAGTGCTGGTGCGGATGGTACAAGGTCAACGAATGTCCACACTGCCCATCGGGGAAAACCAGCGCGGACAAAATAGCAGTACGGTGCCCTGAGTGCCACAACGACCCCGGGCCGGAAGGCGACCGTCCGATTATTCACCGTAAGGGATGTTCTAAAGGATAGGAGAGGGTTACCGATGAAAAAGGCAAACAAGAAGCCCAAGGGGTTCAAGGCGTTCGACCAGCTAGCCCGCAAGTTGGTCCAAGTCCCGAAAAAGGAAGTGGAGCGCCGCGAGAAGCGGCGGAAGAAACGCGGGAGTAAGTGAAAAATGGGAGCCATCGGTCAACCCGTTCGGATTCCTGCCCTATGGGGCGTCAAGTAAGTCAATGCCAAAGGAATAACCAATGCGCCGACAGCAGCAAGCTATTCTCTACGCTCGGTTTTCTCCCCGACCAGGCGCCGCCGAGTGTGACAGCATCGAAAAGCAGTTGTCGCGACTCCGCGCGTGGTGCGTTGCGCGCGACGTAGCCATTGCAGGCGAGTATTCAGACGCCGACGCGAGCGGCGCGAGCACCGATGGGAGGGACGGCCTTGAAGAAGCGTTGCGCCACGCGTGCAAAATCCGCGGGGTGTTCGCGGTCTACGACCTATCCAGACTCAGCCGCAAAGCACTGGACGCGCTGGCCATCGCTGAACGGCTCATGAAGAGGCAGGTCAACTTAATGCTTCTCATCGAACAGATCGACACAACCACGGCCATCGGCCGGATGGTGTTTACGATCCAGGCAGGGGTAGCGCAGTATTTTCGGGAATGCAACTCCGCACGGACATCTTCGGCCATGTTGTCACACCAGCGCAATGGCCGACGTATGACCCGGTTGGACCGGGTTCCTTTTGGCTTCCGCGCGTGTTCCAATGGGAACGGAGACATGCGCGGACTGGAGATCGACCAGGGGGAGCATAGCGTTATCGAAACGATCAAGGCACTTGCCGCAGAAGGGAAATCGAGCAGGGCAATCGGGGCCCATCTCGACGCCCAGGGCATCATGCGAAGGGGAAAGAAGTGGCGGGGGGCCCAGCGATTGATTTTGGCCATCGTGCATCGAAGCTAAGGGGGTTAGCGCGCGATCCCCGGTTGTCCCTCCAAGACAGCCGGGGCTCTTTGCGTTGATAGAGATCCGTTGTCGCTTAATCCTCCTCCCCCTCATCGTCGTCATCATCGCCGCTGGTCGCATCCTTGTCCTGGACCTTCTTGATGGTAACGACGTTCTTCTCGTCCAGCACGATTCGCTTGTTGTTCTCGTCAATAAGCACCTCCTTGATGCGTGCCTCAAGCATCGCTTGGATCAGCCCTTCCTGACAACCGTTCTTCTTGCTCCGCGCGGTCCCCAGCGCCCGCAGCGCGCGAGCAAAGGACTCCGCCGCGTCCTGCACGGCAACGGGCACTGCCGTCCCACATCCCGCCAATCGTTGCTGTTTCTTCACCATCTCGTTTTCTCCTCACGTTAAAAAGGGTTTAGAACTCATCACCTCCGCAGTTTTCGGGCCTTCTCCCGATGTTGAAAACCATCCCGCCGCTCGACAATTCGGGACGGGTTACCGTAAGGTGTCACGCCGTCGTCCACGGGGTCGAACTGCGCACTGCACTCGCTGCAATACCATACTTTGTTAGCAACCTCAGCAACATGCTTTGATCGGCACATCGGACAGCGCACCAAACCCTTGCTTGCATCCACGGCATGCACTCCTACGCTATGGTCTCAATGGTCACATCCACCCACCCCGGCGCCTTGACCGGGGCCCGCACAATATGCAACTCGTCGATCAAGGAATCATCCTGCCACACTTCCGCAGCCGTCAGCGCATCGAGCAATGGCTTGACGCGATTATCTAGGTCGCTCTTTCCGTTACGCGCCATAGCGCATCCGATCGACACCCGGAGTCTCGCCGTAAGCGGTTCCCACAGCGGCCAATCTCGATGCACAATCATAGCCACAGCCTGGTGGTACTCCCGACCGCGTTTACTCGTAATCAGCCGGGGCCTGCCACCGATGGAGACGCAGGCTCGATAGTTGTTCACGGTCGGAGGAAGCGGCAGATACAGTGTGCATCTCATCTCGTCGTGCTTGAGAAATAAGGATCCATCGCGCTGCGCGGCCCGTAGCTTAGCAATACCCTCGGCTGCCGTGCATCCCGTCTTCAGTTCGTACGACATCGCGGCAACTCCTCGTATTAGAACAACTCCGCGGGGTTCTCTTCGACCCCAAATTCTGCAAAGCTAGTGCGATGCTTATTCCACAACAGGCGAAAATTCTCAGTGTCGCCATTGCGATTCTTGGCGACCTCCAAATCAGCATCCCAGCGCTCTTCGTCGTGCCCGGATTCCGATCGTCTCACCAGCCCATCCTTTGGCCGATAGAGCAGGAGCACCATATCGGCGTCTTGCTCAATGTCGCCCGACTCACGCAGTTGGGACATCCTGGGACGCGTCTCTTTGCCTTGAGTGTCGGATTGCCGATTCAGTTGTGCGCAGACCACGACCGGAATTTTCAGGTCTTTTGCCATTACCTTCAGCGCCCGCGTGAGTTGCCCGACTTGCTCGTAGCGCTTGATCCGTTTGTCCTCCGGTGTTAACAGCGTCAGGTAGTCCACCACCACCATCTCCGCACCGCAGGAGCGCGCAGCGCGGGCAATGTCGTACACGCGAATCGTCGACCAGTCGTGCAACACGATTGAAACTTGCGATTGCTCCAGCGCAGCATGCCGCAATTGCTCCCGGTCGGCCTCATGCAGAGTGCCGTTGCGGATCTTCTGGTTGCTCACTCCCGACAACCTGCACAGGTTGCGTAGCGCCAACTCCGAACGCGACATCTCCAGGGTGGCCACGTAGACCTTACGTTTACGCTGTTCGGCCGCATGGTAGGCAATCTGCATTGCAAGTGACGTTTTACCCTGTCCGGGCCGGGCCGCGATAATCACCAACTCGCCTGGGAAGAACCCACCGATATTCGCGTCGAACGAAGGAAAGCCGGTCAGTACACCCGCCTGATAACGCCGATCGGCAACGGCATCGATCAGCGCCAACGCGTCGATCGTCGCGACCTCCATGCTCACGGGATCGGTCTTGTACTGGCCGGTCTTCACAGACCGCAAGGCGCCCTCTGCCGCCGCCAACAGGGACTCGGGCTCATCCGCCTCAGCGTAAGCATCGCGTAGCATCTCCGTCGCAGCGTAAATCATTTCCCGATACTGCGCCTTGCGGCTGATGATTCCTGCGTAGTAGCCGGCATGGGCTGAGACCACGGTTTTTTGTGCGCACTCGGCCAGATACGCCATGCCGCCGATCCACTCCAGATCGCCCAACCGCCGTAGCCGTTCGTGCAGCACCTCCAGCGGCAATTGGCGCGACTCAGACCAGATCGCTTGCAGATGGCCGAACAATCGGCGGTTGCCATCGGCGTAGAAATCTTCCGGACGAACCTTGATCCGATCCAACACTTGCGGGTCGATCAACACCGAACCGATCAGACCGCGCTCAGCCTCCAAGTTGCAAGGTGGCAGCCGATCCAGGATTTCCGACGTGACGCGGTTAGCGGGCATACTTGATCTCCGATTCTATGGGTCCATCTTTCTGGGGGGCTGAAAACAGCCGGTCACTATCCAAGGTGACGCGCTCCCATGTTCGGATCGCGGCTCTCCAGTCCTTCATGGGGGTCCGATTTTTACCAACGACCCATCCCTTCTGTTGGTTACTATCGAGAAACCCTTGAGGGTTAATCCCATTTTTTCTTTCAAGGCAGTAAGCGGTGACTTCTTCAAGGGTTGGCGGAGTGAATCGGCGCGTCGTCTTTTTCTTCTCTGAAGTCGTGTGCGCACCATATATATCTTCCTGATCCTGATCCTGATCCAGAGGGCCACTTTTGCCAAACTCAGGATACCCTATCGATACCCTATCCTTGATCCATCGTTTTACGGATGGGTAAACCATCAAGAACTCGTTTACCAGGTGGGAGTTATGTAGCGTCGGGAGATACCCCGCTACTGACCGTTCATTCTTTTCACCCCTCGCTTGGTAAAAAAACATGCGCACGACCCAAACAACACTCAGTTTTCTGTCGCGCCGACTAAATCCTGAGCCGGATAGGGTATGCCATAGGGTATCCAGAATTTTGGGACTCAGGCCCGTTTCGAGAGTGATAATCTCGTCTGGCAGGTAGTAGATTCCGCCGATGTGGCCATGGGGAGAAGTAATCAAATAGAGGGACAAGAGTTTCCCCAATGGGCATAGTGCACCAATCTTCGGATCGGTCCAGAAGGATGTATCAAGAGTGCGATACATGGACCCCTCCATAACCAAATCCCCACCCACGGAAGCCATGAGAAACCTGCGAGGATTTAGAATGGCTATCAACGTGGGGGGGATTCGGATTCCTCATGTATTGGGACCTCGCAGTTCACAAGTAGCCCAGATTATGACGCTTCAAAACGTTCCGTCAAGCGGTTTGCGGAGTTCGTTCCAACGACAAAGGAATTTCCACTCAGCGGTCAGCGGCCCCCAACATTCGATGGGAGTTGTCGTGCCGTCCCAATACTTTGCGGTTGCCCATTCCTCGGGAGGTGCCCCCATCAACTGCCGACGCTCCCACTCAAGACATCGCAGATCCGCACCATGTACACACTCAGGGATCATTGGATCGAGATTGAACGCTTTCGCGACTTCAAGCAGAATGCGAGATTCGGCCATTGCAAAGGAGCAGGTTCCGCCCCAGTTACTGTTGATAACCTGGAAGGCCCACTTGATCGGTTTTGCTAGGTCGCACAGGTATGCCTCTGCGGCATCGTGGAGCAGCCCCCATATCGCCGCCTCTCCAGACAGCATCTCGGACACCATCACTGAGTGCTGGGCGACCGAGAAGAATTCTCGGCAATGGCCGGTGTAGCGGCACTCAAGGGCCAGCGCATGGGCGATATCCTCAATGCACACGTCCTGACTGCGGGGACAGAGGGGGTAGAATTTTCTTCCGGTGTAGGTTTGAATCCAACTCATCGCGTGAAATCCTTACTGGGTAAAGTGAAAGTGATTGTACCGCGGCGGCTCGGAGTGGGCGCGGCGTTGATCGGCGGTGCTCATTGTTTGATCCCTGGTAGACGCCTCTGCCGAAACGCTTCCAGCACTGATGCCGGCGTTGGCCGTGTCTTCGCGGCTTCCCACGCGAGCGGTAACTGCGACTGAATCCAATCGTTGACGATCCTGTTGATTTCACGTTCGTCGAGTTCCTGATCCTCTCCAAGCAAGTCTTCCAGGAATTCCGACATGATGAATTCCCGCGTACCGCTAGGTCGGCAGCACATCAGGCGTTGGACTTCCGTGTGCAGTGTATCGGATTCAGTTTACATCACTCCCCCTCTCTGCCCTCGCGGTTGGCGGGGCTGGTTAGGTATCGGTGGATCTCCCGCCAGAGCGCTCGCTGCGAATCGGCAAGCCAACTTAGGTAGCTCGTCGGGATTTCTCGAAACGGCCTTCCTTGGTATTTTCCAAATGCAATCGTCTCGGCATCGAACATCTTTGCCTCTCGCTCGCTCATAGGCTCGACTGTTGTTGGTTTCGGTTCCGTTTGTTTCAGAAGCCATGTCGCCATATTCTCCACCAACCGATTAGCGATGATTCGCTTTCCTACGTCGCCGTAGAGTTCGGCTTCGTCGCGAATGAGTGCCCACAGTTGTTCAGCGGCTTCAGCGGCGGTCATTTCTGATTCGTCCCCTCAACGCCCCGCTGAATCCGCGACCTGGTCCGGTAGTGCAACCAGTGCATTGCATCTTGAAGCTTCGTCAGTGCCATGGCGTTCTCTAGGCAGACGTACTGGCCCGACTGAAATCCCAGTAGCCGATCCTCGACGATGGCAAGCAGAGCTTCATTGCTGATGCCGTTGACTCCAACCTCCTGGATAGGTCCGTTTTGGAAGCGGATCTCCGTGACGGCATGCAGCATTGATTCTGCTTTTTGCAGATCAGCCGAACTCATTCCGCTGCCAATCGGAGGCGGCGTTTCGGTCGTGGTAATGTGATAGCGGTGGCAAGCGTTTCCTTGTCCTGGATTGTCGAGGACTTCAATTTTCAGGGCCTCATTCAGCCCATTGACCTTGTGACTCGTTAGCTCTCGCATCGCAAACTCTCCTTTTGAGCTTAGTCAGGAAATGCAGCAGCCGGCGACCCCGACACGGCTAATCGCCTTCAATATCGGGATCGCCGGCACTCGAAAAACAATCAGTCCGCCACCCGCCGTTGCTGGTCGAGAGCGTCTTGCGTGCGCTGATAACTGATGCCGTAAATTCCAGGCGGCAGAATCCAGTTGCCATGCTCGGGGTGCGTCAACTCCCGAGTTTCCTCGAGCGACAGAACTGGCCCGTCGAACTCGGTCGCGTCCTGGAGTGCGTAGCACTTCACGCCTTTACGCGAGTCTAAAATGTGCCGGCTGCCCTGGGTGCTCCCGGAGGCCAACTGCAAATCCCACCTCTTCTGCTGGATGCAGCCGGCCGGAACCTTGTCCAACAGTGTGATGTACACGTCGCCTTGCCGCGCGGTATCTCCAGGAGCGGCCCCAGCCGGAAATGTCTGCGTCTCGCGCTTGGCGATCTTCTTCGCGCGATTCTGAACCGTGGTAATGATGTCCGTTGCCATGTTCTTAGTCCTTTCAAAAAGTAGTTACGAAGCTCCAATCACATTCAAGCGGTCGCCCAGTCGCGAGCCGCCCACCATAAACCGCTGCGCCTCTTCGCACGTCCTTATCTCGCGCGGGACGCCAATCGCGTAGACTCGTCCGGTACTCCTGCACGCGCACACCAACCGTTGCGAATCGTCCTTGAGGCGAACTAACGCCTCCGTAGTCCCGTCCACGTCATTCCGCCGCGACTCCACGCAGGTTGCATCTGTCTCGGCTATATATCGCGGCCAGCCAAATCGCTCAGTCAAAATCCGACGCGTCTCTTCGTTTTGTTCCTGCTCGATCTCATCGAGCGTGATCGATGCCGGCTCGATGATCGCATAAGCTGGCAACAACACGCCATGCCAGAAATAAAGATTCTCGATCTCGTTCGTGCAGGCTGGTCCCGATTCGCAATGTAGGCGTCGGCCAAACGTTCCTCTTTCGACCGTGACCGTTGGCTTACGCGTCCAATACAGCGTGTGTTCCGACCAAAACACAAACCAACAACCGCTACAAAAAGCATCCAACATAGGTTCTGCCCAGATAGATACGTTTGTCGCGTTGGTTTGTCTCGCACCGAAAGCAACAGCCGCTAGCCACGACGATTCCCAAGACCACCAGGCACCTCGCATAGCACACCAATTTCCAAACTCCCGCAACAGGATCGCACTATTTACGTCCAGAGCGTCCAGAGCGGCCAGAGCGTCCAGAGCGTCCCGAGCGTCCCGAGCGTCCCGAGCGGCCAGAGCGTCCCGAGCGTCCCGAGCGTCCCGAGCGTCCCGAGCGGCCAGAGCGTCCCGAGCTACACCAAGCACGACCTCCAATAACCCGCCTGTTTGCCACCATGGACGCTTTATTTCAATCACTGTGCGATGGACTTTCAAAGCCGCACAGTAACAGCCCAAAGCGACGCTTACAGCGGTCGGATCGTACTTTCCGGGATAATCGCACCCGTCCACGTAGTCTCGTTTTGTTAGCATCCTCGAATCCTTCTAACAGGTTGCTTGTTTACCGCAGAAATTCACGCCATGATTGGCACCGAAGCTCTTTTATGGCGCCTAATTTCGTTGGTAGCGTTATGGGCCAGACTCCGCCTTCGACCGCCTCTGATGTCGCTTAAACTCGTCCGGTACCGCCGTTGCCTCCGCTCTCTTCTTCTGAAGGGCCAGCGCGAATCGGCCCCGAGGCTTGATCCGCTTACCGAGTCGCCAACCCCAGGCCACAAGCTCTTCCTCTGTGCAGTCGCCGCGCCGAATGGCACGTTGTTGAGCCTGATGGCATCCCTTGCAGATTCCGACCGTGACGGCCTCGTTGGGGCAGCCGGGCGTCAGGCACTTTGGTGTGACAGGGGCAATCATGTCTCTACTCCGTGCTCTTGTTGTTTCAAATCCAGCCTCGGCGACAGTTCGCTTTCCTCCGATATTCACGCCGTGGATCGTCTCGCCGTTGAGATACCGGCAGGAGATGCATGGGCACTCTGGCTGCCACTCCATTGTTCCGGAATTGGAATGCAATGGTCAGTGTTTCGCTTACAACGCCGTATATTCCCGCTCCGCTTCTGGAGGGGGCTATTGAGCCAAGCTACGTGTCGCGTATTTCCTCGCGATCCGTGATAATGTGCGTACCGGCAACCGATCGAAACCGAAACACTGACCAAGGTGGCCGCCGGGTATTGAACCCCGGAGTAATCGCCTGCTCGCGCGAGTATCGATTCGGCCACTCAGTTGCCGGTCTTTCCCGGCTGCCAGCGGTCGGTTACGATGCCCGCGAACGCCCGTCGAGTGTTGGCGCAGTTCCTTGGCCGGCTCATCCACCAGGAGTTGTTGCCTAACCTCACGCTCTCGGGAAGACGGGATCCCGTTTAGGTCGCTTGTCAAAGTGGAGCGAGCCGGAATCGAACCGACCATTACGCAAGGGGGCTCGCCTATCTGCGTGGACCACCCATCGCCCCCAACCCTTCCGGACCAACCGCTCCCGCAGTCGCCCTACACAAGCTAGGACGTCTTGATCATTGGTTCAGAGTCTCGATACGGGCCCGCCAGGGAACGGCGGGGTTGATTCGCGAATTCTCTTGGCCAGCACGGCGGCGTCGTACCACGTAAAGCTGAGATGCGGATGCGAAGTATCATGTTGCGCATTGACGATTCCTTTCAGTGTCACATGCCCCGAATGGCGTCTTCGATCTTGTTACCAGCCCACTTGAGAACGCCAACGATCGTTCGCACTGCCGCCTCGCTCACAGCCAAGTCCGACACCGCAGGCACCTGGATCGCACGCACGGCCACCAGCACAGCGCTCAGGTAGGCCTTGTCTCTCGCCACAACCACGGCTGGATCACACTCCCCGCCAATCGGCGGTGCGGCTCCCGTCTGATTATCACGGATCTCCTGTGCGACCTCTTCAGCATCCGGAGGGGGTGGCACGTATTCGCCCACACGATCACTCACCACAGCCTGCTCAACAGTTTCCGACTGGGGGTTTACCGCCGCAACCAGCGCCTTGCGTTGGGATTCCAGCGCCGCCTGCGCAGCGGCCAACTCCTGCCGTTGGGACTCCAAGGCTATACGCTCGCGATCCCGTGCCTCCTGGAGCAACCGCCGCTCCTCGGCCAGCCGCTCCCGCTCAGCCGCCAACCGGGAATTCTCAGCTTCCTGGGCCAGTCGAATCCGCTCCCGCTCGACCTCTTCCGCCGCCTTGCGCTCAGTCTCGATCCGCAACGCTTCAAGCCTCGCCTTCTCCACCTCCGCGTCCTCCACCAGCTTGCATTGGGTAATCAGGTACTCCTCAATGTGATCCAGCAGGGATGTCAGTCGCTTTGCCTCGGTGTTCACGGTGCGCTGCCAGGCAAGGGCATCGCTAGTTAGTTCCTTTCGCTTCTTCTCCACGGCAACACGCTTGGACTTGATCTCCAGTCGTGCCTTGTTGACTGCGTAGAACTGGGACTTGCTGTCCGTGTCGGTCACCACCAGGTGCATGTACTCGTCGCGCTTGGCCTCGATCCACGCATCAGGAATGTCGAACGCAGCAACAGCACGTTCAGGTGTCATGATTAGGGTAGTTGTTTCGGTCACGATAGTTGGTCTCCTTTCATATGGCTCATAAACAGCGTAAAATCCGCTTCCATCAACGCATCATCATCTTTCAGTAAGGGAGTCTGGGGTGCGATGGGTACTGCCTTCGGCGCCTCCTTGCGTATTAGCATCGCGCGAATTTTCTTCGTGAAAAACTTCGTCACACCACCCTTGCCGTCCTTGCGTTGTTGCTCCTTCCACGAAATGAGGAAGCGCCCGACTGCAACATCGCGACCTTTGACGAGCAGGGTATCCCGCGTTTTTTCCAGATCTGCATATTCGTCAGCCGTTGACTCCAGTTCGGCCATGCGCTCCAACACCGCCTCCAGTTCGGGTTGGTCTAAGATTTCTAGGGTGCCCTTACTGGCCAGATCTGGGCAGCAATAACTGAACCAGGCACACTTGGGACATACATCCGGATCGTTCACACCGCCAGGCGGTTCGTTGCATTCGATGGCGATGTTTACGAGTTCCGCCTTCTGTAGTAATTCCTCCACGTATTGCATGTCCAATGCAAACTCGATCAACTTCATTTCGTATAGGTTGTTTTTGTTGACCCCCAAGATGAAACAGCGTTCCAAGTTGTGGGCCAGCGAGTACAGCATCAATTGCCCGCGGTATCCCCGCGTCCACGGGTATCGGTTCAGGTCGTCGTAGCAATTGATCCGGGGATAGATGTTCGGACTCATCGTCTTCACATCAACGACACCGATGGTGATCCAGATACCAAGCGTAATATCGAAGGATTGCAGAAAGCCGTCAATGCTACCGCTTATTTGGTACTTTTTCAGCAACGAGTCATTGGTCGGAGTCTGGCTTCCGACGATCCGCCATCGCGGAGTGGACGCGGAGCCGACCTCGGAAACAATGCGCTCAATCACGGGTTCCAGCATATTTCCCGTCGCAAACACTCCAGCCAAGCCATCGTCGATCGGCTGCGCCTTGTCCCATGCCGCGCGACGATAGTAGAGCCGCCGCAGGCATGGATCGTCCAGGGACGATACACGATTCACATGCTGGGGATAGGTCCGCTTGTTGTGAGACAATACGAACGCAAGACCAGATGTAATGTCGATGGTGATCGCCACATTTTCCTCCTATCCTGTAAAAGTATCTTCGTCCTTCGGCAGCGATTCGACGAGCTTGCGGGCCTTGGCCAGTGTCGCGCTGAGCCACTTTCCCTTTAACTGCTTCGACAGTTTTCCGGCCACGACCTTGCCATCCTTCGCGGTGAACCCGGACAGCGTGATGCAGATTGCCTTAGCCACCTCGACGGCCGGGCGCTCGTCGGACTCAGACAACGGAACCAGCTTCCAGTCGTCGCCGTCCGCCACAACGGACGTGTGTGCGTTGGCCATCGCCAAGCACTTCTCGGTCAACTCGATCTGATGCTTTGAATCGTCAGTGTTCGTGCCCCCGTCGGTCCCTTGCCCCCGGGTGACGGTCGCACTCTTGGCGGGATCGCGTCCCGTGCCGGCCATGATCCGCGCGAAGTCACTGGCCGGAATGTTGCGGATGCCAAGCAGTTCCTTGACGCAGTTGCCGGTGAAAATGTGGTGTGCCGCGGAACGAATGTCCCCTTCGTTGATGTCCTCAATCGGACGCCACTCGCCACCCTTTTTACCGAGGAATTCGTCACGGGTCGAATAGCTGCCCTCACAATAGCACTTGCGGTCGTAGAGCGTGGCGTAGCCGCAGTAGACATAGCGGTACGCTTTCCCATTCGTGTCGGAAAACTCTTCCCTCTGAAAAAAGACGTTCTCGTACTTGATGGGAAAGTTGCGGCCGATCCGCTCAGCGCCGGCCGAGGCCAGACACGCCTTCTCGCCTTGGATCGTCCAATCCAGAGGGTATGTTTGCGAGATCAAGATGTGCTCGACAGCGGTTCGCATCCGTTCCGCCAGGGCCGCTTTCTTTTCCAGTACCGCCAACATCAACTCGGGATCGCCCTCGCTTTCGATCAGGGCGATGGTGGTTGCGGGTTCTACGGGTTCCAGTTGATCGCTCATTCTCGTCCTCTTTCTTTCAGAACTCTGTTTCTCTGCCATCTCACTCATCTCTCTTTGGTATAAAGCAGCCGGCGGCCTCCATCCGGACTATAAAGTCCACGCCCCGGGATCGCCGCTGCAACTCCTGCGCTGCCAGTCGCAATAGCCGATCGATCTGCCGATAGTATTCGGGATCGGATACCGACGTACTACGTAACGTGTGGATCTCTTCGAGCAGCGTCACGGGCATGCCTCCGTCTGATCGTCCAGAGCCGCAACGTCCCTGTCTCGCATCCGCAACGTAACCTCATGACGATGCACGCTAACGCCGACCGGGGCGTCAATGCCCAGCTTGACTTGCCCGTGGCCAATTGCCAGCACGCAGACGTGGATATCCTGCCCCACATCAATGACTTCGGAAATCTTGCGCGTTAACACCAGCATAATAGATTCCTTTCTGTGCGTCGGAGTCACCTCGCGTGGCGGATCGAAGCCGGAGCAGCGGCCACCGCAGCCTGGCTGACCCACAGCGAGAGATTGAGATTCGCCGCCGCCGCCGCCCGTTCCACCAGGCTTCGCTCGCCGGGCGTGAACCGTGCAGCAATCACGCTGGATCGGATTGCCAATGCTTTGCGTTTCTGGGCCACCTTACTTGCCATCGTTGCTTCTCCTGTGTGGGATCGAAAACGTAAACGTGATACCTGTAAAATGTATCTCGGAATGAAACCACGTCAATATGTAAAACGTAAACATTTTGGAAAATGGATACTGTGAGGTCTTGCACGCCCGTTTACGTGTGATACCATAGCGTTCGGAGGGAAGCAACATGGATGAAGATGCCTACCAATTCGTGCACCGGATGAAGGAGGAATAATGAAACACCCAACCAACCGCATGTTCCCCAAGGGATACGACGACAAGTTAATCCGTAATCAACTGGCATGGGCCGATGGCTGGATCGCCTTTGCAGAACTGATGCGAGTAAGCTATGAGTGCCCCCAACTACATTTTATCGAGTCCACGGCAAGGAACGTCCGCCGCAAGTGCCTCAAAAGGTTGAAGGAGACGGAGTGAGCCAGTGCAACGCATGTCCCGGCGATAAAGAACCGTCGCTATGTTCGATCGACTGCCGTTGGTATGACTTCACGCACACGGCCGAACAGCGACGGGTGGCGCTACGCGATGCAGAGGAGTTCGACCTGGCCGCCACTGTACGCGAAGCCCTAGAAACCGTACGACGCGGCGTAGGCAGGCTGCATTTTGACCTGCTCCAGCGCACGCTAGGAAAGGAGCAGGCAATCAGGAGGACCAAAGATAAGGCTAAGGCAAAACTACGAGCCCACAAGGCGTTCCACCACAAGAAGACCTTGGAGCATCGCTAGAATGACCAACGGCCGGGGAACAAGATCCCCGGCCATGGTCCTTTTGCTTCTGAATCACAAATCTATAGCGGCTGCTGTTGCCCCGCATCGCGAACCGCCTTGTCACGTTGCTGATTGTCGCGGACCCATTCCAATAGTCCCTCCGGGCTGAGTTCGCCGGCACATCTCGATACTTCGGCGCCGTTGACCCGCAGAATCCACAGTGGCACGTTCACGGTCCCGGTCGGTAATCCGTACTTGCCAGCAGCCCCAGCGGTGGTGTCAACATTCACGCGCACGGCCTGCATGCCCTTCTGCCGGGCAGCGTCCAACGCCGGTGCCGATCGGTCGCAGGCTGGACACTGCGACCCAGCAATCTCGATCACCTCAATCTGGGGGACCACGGCAGGAGGGTTCATCCCCCAACTCTTTTTGATATTCTCCTGGATGGCTTGCAGGTCTTGCGTAATTTGGGATTGGGGAGTATTGGCCTTCTGGGGCTGAATTTGGGCCTTTCCTTGCGTTGTGGCCGAAATGGCGGTCATTGTGGCCTCAAGCTCGGTCAACGCACGTAGGATGGCAGCATTCGTATCCTTTACGGCTTCCTGGGAATCGTGCAGCACGGAGGTTGCTGTGCTCACGGCCAATTGCTGATTGGGTAGCTTGGACCGCAGGAGCTTGAGATTCGCGAGGATTGAGAGCGCCTTATCAACCAGAGGATCGGCGGCAGGATCGGCAGTAATCTCCATCCTACATTTCCCATCTTTACAGACCTCAACCGTCTTGGTAAGACCGGCGCCAAAGGCAAACTGGTCGAGAAACAGGACAAACAGCATCCAACCGAATTGGGTTCGCATGGGGGATCTCCTTTTTGTAGCTACGAAAAAGGCCCTGGCGGGTGCATGTGCCCGCCAGAGCCGGGATCAGAGAAACGGGGTGAAGTCCGAGTCAACGGCGGCCGAACACGCGACCGAGAAAACAGAGGCATCGTCTCAGCGGTTGCCGATCACGCACTGCCTCCACAAATCTACGGATAGGGCCGTTCGGTTCGACCACGACCAGATGCACCGCGCAGGGCGGCGGCGTCGGAATTAGCACGATGGCGGAAGGCGCCACGCACGGCGGCACATGGACCGTAGAGATAGCCACCTCCGGGACAGCGACGTTGTAAGCAGTAGTCATAATCTGTCGACTGTCGTAGCTGCTGCACGCGGTTGCTTGATTGGCCAGCATCAGCATGGCGGCACAGTCAAGGATGACAACACACAATCCTTTCATCGAATACCTCCTTGGGCCAGGGACACACAGGGAACGCCTATTGGGACAACGAAACCTTGTAGCTTCCGGCCGTGGGAATTGTGATCGAACCGGCATCAGCATAATGGAATGCGCGGTTGTAGACTCGCAGATCCCACTGCCCAGGCGTCAACGTGACCGGACCGGCCACGATGGCAGGCACCGGAACGGGCGTGGGGGTTGGGGTTGGACCGGGAACCGGGGTCGGCACCGGAGTTGTCGGCGGAATTGGGATCGAAGTGGGCGACCGCAACCATGCCTCGCCTACCCATGACGATTCGATCACGGCAGCCGCTACCACTCCGACCGTGTTCCAGGTGTCGAGCAGATAGCAGAACGAGTTGGGGTCAACGCCAGCCGGTACGGGAACGCCGCAGAGCCCAAAGCAGAACGATGCCGTCCCGTAGCCGACCAAACCCACGCAATGGTCCTGCGAGGTTCCTCGGTAGGACGCCAGATACCAACCATTGGACGAGCCAACCGCGCTTTCCAGCACGCCGGCGTCGACACTGATCTTGATCGACCCTTGCGATGCGAAGATTGCCGAGCAGAGATTGGCCCGGTTGGTCCAATCCACGCTGGTCGGAGGTCCGTCGAAATACATCCGCGTACCGATGGTCAGACCATTGCAAACGCTTTGCTGCATGTAGCCCATGACCTGTGAGAGGTCCGCACCGTTCAAGATGCGATGCGCGGCGCCAAAGGTTTGAATTTCGGCGTCGGTCACCAGGGCGCATTGGCCGGTGGTGTTGTACGCAAAGGTGTTGATGTTTACGCATTCCTCGGCCAACACGCAGTCGCCATCGGTGTCGTTCAAAAACATCGAGTTCTGCGGAGGAATGCAGCCGTATTGCGCTGGCGCGCTCGCACTGACGTGCGGTCGGGCCGCGGCCAGTACATGCCGCGGACTGGGACGCGCACCACGGGGACGCATGGTAACAGACATGGTTTACTCCTAACTCGGTTTGTACCAATACTTCCACCATGCCGGCAGAAGCGGAAGCAGAAAAATGTGAATCCAGAGGGCAATCAGGCAGAGGGCCAACAGCCCGTCGCTGGCCGCATTGATTTCGCGGCATGCCTCGCAGAAGGAGTTGTCGCCGAGTTTTCCGCAACAGGCCAAGAGCACATCCCAGACAATTGCGACGATGATGTACACCGACACGATACAGATGGCAGTTTTGTGGATGCTCAACACGGCAATCTCCTTCCGTTCAAAAGGCCGAGAAGGCCGCCGGCCCCGGAAACGACCAGGACCGGCGGGACCCTCTCAATCGCCCCCCAAGGGCGAACCAGAAGATCAGGACGTGGGGGCCTGTCCGCCGAGGATGGCAATCACCAACTCCACGATCGCCAACACTTGGGGCGGGATCACGATCCCGGCCGCCTGCAATGCCGCCAGGATTTCCGGAAGATTGGTGATGCCAGCCGCCAACAGGGCTTGGATCTTGGCAATGATCGCCGTCCAGTTGATCGCGTCCAAGCTGGCACCCAAGTCGGGATGGCTGGACTGGGGCAGCGCGCTCAAGTCGGCCTGCATCGCCCCAATGTCGGCAATGACCGGGGCCAAGGCCGTGGTCAAGGCCGCGGCGTCGGTCTGCAACTGGGTGAGGGTCACCGGAGGCGAAGCCTCCAAGTCGGCTTCGACGGCATTGGCGGCCGACTGAAGGGTGGGCAAGGCGCCCGCAAGGGCCTGGGCGTCGGACAACAGTTGACTCAACATGGGAACACTCCTGAAAATGGGACAATTGAGAAAACGCAACACAACGCAATATCGATCCCGAAGGGGGATCATGTCAAGATCACTCCTTGGCTGCATCCTTCTTCGGTGCGGCCGCGGGCACGAACTCGCAGTACGACTGCTCGGTCGGCTTCTGCATCTCTGGATAGCGCAGGAAGGTGTGTTCGCGGAGGCAGCAACCCTTGTCGGGCTTCTTCACCGCCACGGTGACCATCGTGTCGCTATGCACATCCACCACGACGGCCTTGAAGGGCCATGCCTCCTTGCCGTACTGCCGCAAGCCGTCCGCAGGCCCGGGAAAAAACTGCATCTCCATCGCAAAGTTTGGCTTGATCGTCACGACTGGGGTACTCCTTGGGGTTCTGGCCGCGGCAACCGCATAATCAGCGTCTGCGCCTGGCCGATGGTGTAGGTCTTGCCTTCCAAAAATACTTCCGCCATCGCCCGGCTAGCGGCGGCGTAGATATGATCCCCGGGACGAATCCCATGATCGAACAACTGGCCGTTGCTGTCCGGAACGCCTGGCCCCACCGCAACCACGCGGGCCAACCGCAACTCGCTACCGCCCTGACCGACGGTCTCGGGCATTTGAATTCCGCCCTTGGTCGCGCCCGGGGGCAGCACGTCCAAGAGACACCAATCCCAAAACATCTCGACTTGGGGGTCCGACTGAGCAATCATGCTCGCTCTCCTTGATGAATGAAAAAAACAGAAACACTACGCGTCTTCCCTCCGGCCCGCTTGCGGATCCGGCCGCTGGCCGCAATTGCGCAGCATGTGCGCAATCGTGGCCGCGTGATCGGCGACAATCGATTTTATCACCGCGTTGTTTGCCGCTGCCGCCTTTGCCACTGCCTCCGCTGCCGCCACTGCCGCCTTTGCCACCGCCTCCGTTGCCATCGCCGCCGCCGTCTTGCGCTCCTCGCGTTCGGCGGGAACATAGCGGAGAAAGAAATAGGCCAACATCGACGCCAAGAGTCCCATCCCGGTAACTTGCAGCATTTCGGAGTTCGTGGATGTCGCCTGCGAAAACAGCGGCTTCAACGACACTAGTATCGTGCCGAGAATCGTACCGGATGTCAAAAGTATTGGCCGAATCACGTTTAACCTACCTTCATGGTCAGTATGACCAATTTCCTGGATCTATCAATCCGTTTACAGGCAATAGTTCATGGTGGTGCAGTTGACGAGGCCCCCTTCCATGCTCAGGTCAGAGCAATCGATGGCGAACAACTCCAGATCTGGGAAGGCATCCCACAAACAGGCTTCCACCCGTTCGTCGTCGTCGATGTCAAACGTGGGGTACAGGATGCCACCCTTAACCTGGAGGTAGTTGATGTAGTAGCCCCAGCCGGGATTGATTTCGTCGGCATCGGGATACCGCTTACGGAAATCCGCTTCGTCCACCGCCGGGCAACGGTTGTAGGCGTAGGGGAATGGCACCGCTTCGATCCCGGACGCCTTCAAAATGGAGCGCACGCAAGTGGTGTAGTCCCGGTAAGCGGCGTCACGCATCACGCGGTAATCGTTGAGGAAGCAATTCCGATCGTCGATCCACTTCACGATGCCATCGGTGTGGCCCAGATCGTCGCCCGGCTCGGGAGGGATGAAGATAATCTCAGCCTGCAACAACTCGGACAATCGCTGGCGGATGATCCCCGGCGGGGTACCCGGGTTGTGCTGGTAGACGATTTCCGTCATCAACGCCCGGTCACCATAGCGGACTATGTTGCCACAGTCGACGATCAGATCCGCTTCCACTACCCAGCCCAGGTTTTCCCAGCAGGAACGCGGGACAGCCAATTGCGGGTACTGGCTGTAGCTCAGCCCGGACGCAACCGTGGCCGGGTCGCCGTAACCCTTGTAGTTGAATTTTACAAAATATTCATTGACCTGCGCCGGCATATAGTCCCGACACCATATGTTTTTCGTACTGCAAAGCGGCCGACACTCGACTTCCATGTACTCCAAGGCGTGTTTGATCGCCCCCAGCACGGCGGGGTAGCGACCCAACGCATCGGTCACATACACGACGTTCGTTTCGCTGTCCCGCATCAGATTCTCCTTTTTATCGAAACCAAAAGGTCCACACCCGCTTCCACATGATCGGCCGTGTGGCACAAGCTATGGAATGTATAGCGTGAGTCCAACGGCAATACCAGTACGCACATCGAGCCCCACATAATTTGCCCAAACCGCTCGTTCTGGTTGAAGGTGGCCACCGGCGTGCTCTTGAGGGGCACGATGCAATTGATTTCCGAGTCCGCAAGCTGTACCAGGTAGTAGCGATACCGCAGCGCACCGCAGTAGCAGCGGTTGACCACCCGGGCATTGGCCTGCATGAAGCCAAAGCTCCCCTTGCGGATCAGCCCAGAATCCAGCATATCCCGCTCAGCCCAGAGCATCGGAAGGTTGCGGGTGCGGATCGGGGGCAGGGGGTAACGCCCCATGGTAACGTCGGTTGGGCAACGGTTCCAATGCACATCGGCAGCGGTCATAAAGATGGCCGTGACCAGGGCGGGCGTGTCGATGGCATGGGGGCCGAGGAGCGTATTGACAGTCACATCGACGCCCTTGACGTCCAGCAGATCCGCGTCAGGCGCAAAGCGCCCCTGGGTGGTAATCACGCCATCCGCCGGCGAGCCGAACAACTCCCGATTGCCCCAGACCGTGCGCGGCGGGTTGCGGAAGAAGTATTCGTGGCCGGCCTCTTCCGCGCTCATCTTCGAAAAGCGTTGTACTTCGGCAGTCGCCAACCATTCTTTAAGTGGGAGTGCCATGGCGTTAGGTGATCGGGTAGAGGTAGGCGGCGCGGTTCACATGGAAACAACAACACGACAAATCAGCCCCGCTTTTGCTCATTTCACTCAGGTCCGGCATCACCAGTTCGAAGCCGTTCTTGGTGCAGACCTGTTCGAGAAACTTGCGCTTGTCAAACTGCTCTTGCCAATCGTCGTCGCTGGGCTTCATGGCCTCCAGGGAACTACCGCAGAGAACGGCCGTGATCGTGCGGACGCAATTGGTGGTCCCGGCATAGGCCAGCTTCTTTGGCACGGGGATGATTTCGCAGACCTTCTCGATGGCCTTGCATTCTGCCGGCGTGATCGCGTCCACCGCCACCAGGACCTTTTCGGCCGTGAGCGGGAAAATCTCGGTGTCGAGGTGATAGTTCCGTGCGTCGGTCATCTCGATCGGAAGGACCTTCATGTCGTAGGTCCGTTCGAACCACTCCAGGGCCTTCCGCTCGGTGCGAATGCCATAGGCCCCGATGTAGGTGCGGTCGACGATATGCTTCAAGTCGGCTTCCCCTTCGAAGTAGAAGGGGCACTTCTGCGTCTGATAGCCAAACGCCCCGAAGTAGTCCATGGCGGCCTTCTCTTCGCCACGCCGCGGAGGGCTCTTGAAGTTCGACCCCACGAACACCGGCCGCGGCAAATGGCAGAGCATGATGCCAATGTTGGCGATGTACACCGCGTCGGCAAAGTCACCGATCGAAGGGAGTTCCATCACGCGGGTGCTGTCACTGGTCAGCCAGCCGTAGAGGCACATCCACTGTTGGTAGCACTTCTGCCAATCCTCATCAATCTCTTCCGCCGACATACCCTTCATCCACACGTTGTTGGGATCGTCGGTATCCCACTTGTGCGGGAAGATCATTCCGTAGATGGGGAAGTCCAGCAGCGAGGGATTCTCGATCTTGACGTTGGGATCGGCCTTCTGACTGGGATGCGATTCGGCCTGTTTGGGCCGCAACAGCGGACGCTTCACGGTGTCGGGCATGGTTCCTACCTGCTTGGTCGTTTGGGAGGTAAGCTACCGCGAATTCCGGGGATCGAGCCCTTAATGGGCCCCATAACTCCGCGTTCGTCGCGATTGCGTGAATCGTTCTCGGTGGCAATGAAGCGTAGCCAGGAAGGGATAATCATCGTCTGCAACAACTTTCCCACCGCCGTGGATGCAGTCTCGGGATTGGTGAGCCCCGTAAACGTGCGGGACTCCGCAGAAACCGGAGTCTGATCCAGGACCCCGGCCGCGGCCGTGAGCATGGCATCCCCGACGCTACGCTTCGTTTTACCCCTTTTGTTGACTTCCTCCAACAGTTTACGGAGCGTCGCGTATGCCTGCCCCACGCCGACCGCTGGGGAATGCGTCAAGCTATGGGAAATCACTGTATCGCCAATGGAAATTTCCCCGGCCTTCAACTTCGCCTTTTTCTCTGCCCCTCTCCCGCGATAGAAACCGCCAAAATGATCGTAACCGAACCATCCCAGCAGCGCCCACACGGGGAGTGAGGAGAGGCCGTAGACCATCTGCCGCGCAATCACCTCCTGGGCTACCGGAGACAACTGCTGCAAGTCCCGCAATATCAGCGAGTGCAAGGCAAAACGGCCAAACCCCGACACGGCCCCAAGACTCCGCTCCATCATCTCGGCTGCCCAGTTCATGCCCACTCGTACGACCGGTAAGACACCATGACCAAAGACCTCTTTGACGATCCCAGCCCCCGTTTTGTGCCCCGTGACGGGATCGACCTTTGCCGTCGTCAAACTCCGCAGTGCCGTAGCTTGTTCGCTTTTCTGCATCAAGATTTGCCGGTTGGCCCACTCATAGGAAGCCTGGCCGATCCTCTGCCGGACCTCCGGATCGTTGATGTCGTATCCGTGCTCTTTGGCGTCCGCCTCGTATTTAGACCGAGCCAATGCCTCAGCCGGAGTCCGCACCACCTCTTTCATCGCACCGTGCGCCCTGCCGGCCATTTCCACGGCCATGTCAGCGGCGTGCAATAGCCGTCGCTGGGTAGGGCTGGCGTCCAGCGCAGGGACCGCCCAGGACTTTGGCCCGCGTACTTCGCCAAATTCCGTATGCGATAAGGTGCCGTGCTGCAACACCTGATCCATGGCATTGCGACCAATGGACTTCAGGTCCAACAACGCCCGAAGGTATGCGCCGAGATCCGACCGGCCTTCCACGACGCTCAACTCCCGAAATCCCGGTAGCTTGGATAAGACGCCCCGGGCGATTTCATCCCCAATCATCGTCGGGATCTTCCATGCCACGGCACCAACAATATGCAACACGACCGTAGGGGAACTCAGTACGTTGGATTGAATGACGCTGGTTGCCAACGAGCCGAGCTTTTCCGCCCGATTCTCTTGTCGCGCCTTGGCCTCGTTTTCCGCGCGCTGCACGTCGCGTTTGATCCGCGCGATCTTGGCATTTGCGGTTTTGATTTCAGGCGATGTGGGCGGTTCCGCCCGTGGCTTGGGTAATTCTCCGCGTTGGGCTTCCACAAGCCGCTGCTGCCACGTTGCCACTTGTTTGGTCTTTTGAGTCGTGTAGCGTGCCAACCGTCGCTCCGCTTCGCTGGCCTGATACTCGGGGCTGTTGACCCGCATTTCCTCGCGTACCGCCTTGAGATGTTCCAGCATTGCCCGTTGCGAATCGATTTGCGCCGTGCGGAGTTTCTTGGTCAGCGTCTTGCGGCCAATGTTCCCCTTGCGTAGATCACTCTCCAGTTGCAAAATGCTCCGATCAAGGCCGTCGCTGACCAGCTTGGTACGTTGCTCCTCAGTGAGCGGCGGCTTGATCTTCGGTGCCTTCCCTGATCCCCCTTCGCTCTCCCACTCTGCCTGCAACCGGTCATCAAGGGCCTTGTCCGCACGGGCCTTAGCGGCGTTGGAGGGGAATATCTTATCCCAAATCTCTTTCACGCCCTTTTTCTGGCTCTGCAACTCCCGTAGCTCCTCGTCACTCGGCGGCGTGCGTTGCTCCTGGACGATCTTTTCCCGGGTCGCGATTTCTTTCCGCCGATCCGCCAGCCAGTTGCGAAGGGTCGTCTTGGCGGTAGCCAGTGCGCTCTTCATGTCATCGGGCCGATCCGGAAGATGCAGGGCCTTTACCGCGGCAGCGACCTTTTGTCGCGTCTGCCGCGCCAACTCACTGGCCGGGCGCCGCTCAAAGCCGGTCTTCGGTGGTTGCTTTCCCGATTGAGCCTCAGCGAGATTTCCCAGTTCGCGGAGTTCATCGCGATGCTCACCGACCTTGGCCGCAATCTCGTCCTGGTTCAATTCTCTCCACACGCCTCGCCCCGACATGGCATCTTCGGTTTGCTGCTGGGTAATGTCGGGGAGGTATTCCCGTAGCTGCTCATGCACTTCCTTAACCGCGTCTTCACGGTCGGTCGTGCCCAGTTCCACGGCCTGCCGATGCAGTGATTGGGCCAACCGCCGAACCGACGCCGGATCTTCCACATCCACGTCCCGTGTGGGAATTTCGCCAGATTCCTGGAGTTGCTTCCACGCTGCCACCAGCGTTGGCCGCATCTTCTCGGCTGCGTCCTTGAATCGCTTTTTCACCTCGTCCATGAAGCGGCGGAAGTCGACAATACCCAGATCAATGTGGGCCTTGGCAACTCTCACGGCGGCCGAGATCAATTCAGGATCCAGCGGGTTGGCGTAAAACTTACTCTTGACCACCTTACCAAAGGCGTCCCACGCATCCGCAACCGCCTTTTTCTTGGCCGCGCGGCCGTCAACGTCCGCCTTCCCCGGTTTCGTTTGTTCCGCTTCACCGCCGAAGTCAAACGATTCCTGCCCCCCTCCGCCTTCCCAGGAATCGCCGGCATCAGCCGGCGGCGCAGCAACACCCTTTTCCTTAGCCAGCGCCTGCGCCGCCTCATCCAACTTCTCATGCCATTGGGGAACCGACTTGGGACCTCGATCAATGACATCGACCAAAGCTTGCGCCTGGTCCTTGGTCTGCGGGGCAAACTCGTCTTCTCCCTGAAGTCCCAGTTCCGGGTAATCACGGGCCAACTGCGCCGCCACCGTATCCAAATCGGCATCGGCCACGGGATCTTTTCCAGCGTCTCGCAACTGTTCGATCTTCGCGGGCGTCAACCCCGTGGTCTTCACAACCTGTTTGTAGGCGGCGTTGTACTTCTCCGCTTCGTCCGCCTCGACCTTGGCGCGATCCTCGGCGGCCTGCCGCAGTTCATCCGGATCAATGCCGTGCTCTTGGGCGGTCGCGTATTGCCGCTTGATTCGCGCTTCAAGTGTTGCCTGCCGTTTGGCGTTGACATCTTTCACTAACGCGTCATGTTGGGCGTCAAGATCATTTTGCCGCAACTTCTCCCGGGCCTCGTCGATCACTTTCTGTTGCTCAGCAATTTCGACCGCCTGCTTGCTGATCGTCGTCCGCTCATCGTCGGTGAGCGGTTGGCCTCCGTTGGCCTTCAGCCGCTTGCGCGTGAGGCCAGCGGGGGTGAAATCCTCGTTCAATTCCGTCTGGCGGGCCTTGCCAGACCGACCCCACTCCTCCCCACCCGCCTTATCGGCAGCTTCAAAGTCCGCCAACTGGCCTTCCAATTGCCGGCTCTGGTCCGCATCCCCGGCCGCCATCGCCGCGTTGTAATCGCGGTTCAGTCGAGCGTTGTGAAGATTCAGCAGTGCGTGGCCCACCGGCCCGGGATCGCGCGGATTGACGGTCAGATCCGCTACCAACTTCTCACCCGCTTTTGGATCCTTGTCCAATTGCGACTGCGCCGCGGCGATCCAACCGGCATCACTCTGGGCCGCAGACCCCTCAACCGGCGGCAAACCGCGTCCTGCCCGTTGCTCCGCGACTTTTTCCGACTTAACGCCGGTCGTTACGCCCGTCGCATCCGCATCCGGAAGCTCGCCGACTTGCTTTGGGTCTTCTTGCCCTTCAGTATCCCCGTCCCCGCGTCCGCCTGGTTGAACTCCTTGGCTACCTTCTGGGGGATTCCCATCTTCTTGGCGAACTTCGGGCTGTGGGCCGCGGCTGCCATCGTCCGGGCCTGTTTCTTCGTTTTGCTGGGCATCGTTGGCTACTCCTTGCGTTTGTGGTTCGGCAGCCGTGGTAGGAATCGATTCTGGGCCCGTTGGCTGCGTTGCGGGCGGTGTTTGGGTCTCGGGGGCCACTGCCCCTTGTTGAGCGTTCTGGCGGGCCTGTTGAGCGGCTTGGACCACGGCGTCACGGTCCTTGGCACTCGTACCCCGTTGTCCTCCGGCTGCTTCAAATGCCTTGCGGGGTGGGTTTCTGGGTAAGTTGGCGAGATCCCCGACCACGGTTACAGAGTGCATCATGGCAGATTGCATCAGTGCATCGGGGATGCCAGATACCGTATCTTTCCACAATTCACCAGCCGACTTTCCCGCCTTGCCGCTTGCCCATAGCGCCCCTTCTTCTGCCAACCGTCCCTGTAATCCAGAGGCCGTCAGTACCCCGCCCGTCTTGAGTGTGTCTAGGGCAAATTTGGAGGCAACGCTGCGGATCGTCTGAGACACCGCCGCTTGGCCGCCCAAGGAGCCCAGTACCCGTCCTGGCAGCTTCGAGAACAGCAGGCTGTCAATGGTTCCAGCCACCGCCCCGGCCCCAATGGCAGCCAAAGGTGAGGCACCACGGGCGCGGGCCGCCTCTTCGACTTCCACGCCCTTAGGAAGTCCAAACATCACAGGCACCGCGCCCGGGCCAGCCAGCGCCGCCGCGCCGAGGGTGGGCAGCATTCCTAGCGCCTGTTCGGCGTTCTTGCTCAAGAATCCCTGATCGGGATGGACAAATCGCTTGGGATCGGTCGCAACCGATTCCATTTGTTGTCGCCACTCCCATTCTTCTCGGCTGAGCAGCGGGTTAAGCCGTTCGATGGCCCCGCCCACTTTTTCAATACCCGTCACCCCCAACCCCGCCGCGCGACTGAGCCAACTATCGCTTTGCCGTTCATCCCGTTTCTGGTACTCCCGTTGCATTGCGCCAAGAATATAGGGACGAAGTTCGGCTCGCGGCATCTCCGATTGGTGTTCCTTCGGTTGACTGAAATCAAAGACGTTGCCAACCCAGTCTTCCGCGTCCAGTCGTGGCCGCAGGGCTTCCACAAACTTTGGGTTACTCTCACTCCCCAGCCGCTTGGCGACGGCACCCGCAAAGTCATCGTACTCGCCCGATGCTCGCTTGCCGTACTTGGCGGAAGTTCGCCGCGCGTCGAGTTCGGTATTGATGGCGGTTTCGAATTGCTTATCGTCCGGCAGCGCAGTTCCATCTGGGACTGGAGTACCCGCCTCGTGCGCCAACTTCAAAGGTTCGGCATCGGCTGGAGGTGCCCATGATGCCGCTGGCTCACTTGCCGCAGACGAATCAAGAATAGCGTCTTCAGGGGGTGCCCACTGCATTCTTCCGCCCCTTCTTTACGTAGGTCTTTCCATCCGGGCCGACCAACTTTCCGCCGGGAGGCAACGCTGTCCATTGACGATCAAACTCTTGCGGCGTAATCTGTTGCTGAGCGGCTTGCGAGGGAGCGGCTGAAGCCGTTGACAAACCGCCATGTTTCGCCCAATACTCGTCGGGCGAACTACCGTACATATTTGGGTCCAACTCAGCGTCTAACCGTTCTTTGGCCAACTTGTGTTTTTCAAGAGCGGTCATCTTGCGGGTTGAACTGCCGTACCAATGCTGCTGCTCTTTAGGAATGGGAATGTCGGCATCTTCCTCATCAATTTCCTTTTCGATCTGCGGCAGCAAACGTGCCCGTTCCTTTTCGTGGTCCTGCCGACGAGTATCCCAAGCCTCGTGCTGAGATTCCTTGATCCGCGCTTCGTGTTCCGCTTGCCGCTCCTGAGCCGTGTCTTGCTTCGCCTCCTGTTCTTGCGTCATCTTCTGCTTGGCAATGCCGGCCTTCTCACGATTGGCGTCGTATGTCGCCAGCACGCGGCTGGGCACCGGCCTGCCGGTATTTGGGTCTTGCTCGTACAGCGGTCGTAGTTCCGGATCGATCTTGGCCAGCGCGGCGGCGTAGCTGGATCCCTTTTCCGCCGCAGACTGCGGACGGGCAAAGGTGCGGTGGTAGGAAAGAATCTTGTCGTCCAACTCCTTGAACTTGGCTTGTCTGTCGGCATCGCTGAGCACCGGACTGGAAGCAATGTCGGCCTTTGCCTGCCGGGCCTGCGCCACCAGCGGCGCCGCGGCCGGGTCCAGGATCAGGCTACCTGCTTCCAATCCTTGGGCCGTGAGCTTGTCTTGGTCGTACTGCTGAAGCTGCTTGATCTGGTCGACCTTCCAGCCGTGTTCTTCTGCCAGCGTGCCCTCTTTGTGGCGATTGACAATCTCCTCTTCCGCCTCGCGACCCCGTTGGGCCAACATGTTCAGCGCCGCCGAGTGCAGGAATTGGGCATGCTGCTGTTGCTGCTCGAAGTCTTGTTGCTGGCCCAGCCGATCTTGCTGCTGGCCCGACTCGAAGCCAGTCCGCACCGCTTCGTACTGCTGCTGTTGGCCCAGCCGATCAGATTCAAAGTTCTGCTGTTGCTCTTGCCGTTGGGCGTCGTACTGCTGCTGTTGGATCAACTTTTGCACGTCGTAGCCTTGCAGCCGATCGTCACGACGCTGTTGGGATTCGGCCGCGAATTGATCCTGCTGGCCCTTGTGAAGCTGCTCAAGCTGCATCTCGGCAATGCGGCCGGCTTGGTGCCGATCAAACAGTTCGTCATCGTGCTGCCAGGTGGCCGCATCGCGGTCGGTCTGCACTGCCGCCGACTGCTGGCCGAGGGCCGTATCGTAGCCGAAGCGGTCCCGGGCCAATTGCCGCTGGCCCGCGATGCCCATCGCCTGCGACTGGAGCCCGGCCACGCGGTTGGCCTGCGCCTCCCGCTGTGCGGTGTCACGGTCAGCGATGGCCTGCCCCTGGGATGCAGCCTGATCGGCCTGCGCCTGCTTCCGCCGCAGTAATCGCCGCATCACGGGCGGTTGATCGCCAAGTTGATCGTCAAAGTCGGCCATGATGGTCCTTATGCGTAACCGCCGGGATAGACGTTTCCGCCACCGGCCACGTTGGCGTTGTTGATGTTGGCCTGATTGGCATAGATCGCGGCATCGGAACCGGCGTTCTGCGCGCCCGTTTGGTTGTTGGCGTTTTGCTGCTGCACGCCGAGTTGACCGTAACCCAACGCCAGGTTTCCCATGCCGAGGGCCATTTGGTTACCGATCTGCTGCCCGGCCTGTTGGGCTTGAATGCCGCCCAGGCCAAAGGTGGATTGCGCACCGAGTTGGGTTTGCGTCAACGACTGATTAAGGTTGTTCAGCGCCAACTGGTACTGTTTGGAAAAGCCCATCCGCATGGAAGGAGCGATGGTCGTCCCGGCCAGGCCCGAGGACGCCATTTGCTGAGCGTTGACCCCCAGCGAGTTCAAGTAGTTCTGCTTAGCGTCCGCCAGTTGGGCGTTGCCGTAGCCTTGTAACTGTTGCTCCACGTTGCCGTAGAGCGTAGCCGGGTCCATCATGCTGGACGCGCCCGGCACCGTGTAGCTGTAGGAAGATGTTTGGGTCATGGTTATGCCGAGAAGAACGAGGTGTTGGTTGTTCCGTTGTAGGTGGCGTACATAGTGCCGTTGAACAGGCCGGGGGTGACAAGGCCCGTTCCTGACGGTGTTATCAACTCAAGTCCGGCAGTACAGTTGAAGATGAATCCAGGGAAGGTGGAACCGAAAAGATTCGCTGAAAACAACACTTGTTCTCCATACTGACCGACCAAACCAAGGCTATTTCCGACCGCAGACAGTGTTCCCGGAGTCAAGCCCGTTGCGTTGTAATCGGTTCCAGGCCACTGGTAGCATCCGCCGTCGGGATAGGTATTGTCCTGCGGCGCGTTGACGAACGGGCAGTAGACCTCGCCATTGACAACTAGGTGCGGATGTGCTTGTACATACATCGTCAGCATAATCGGCCCATTGACCACAGTGCAATACGCATAATCCTGTTCGTACCATGACAAAAATACACTCACAACTTATCCTAGCTGAATCTGGCCGCTGGTGACCCGTAATGTGTTGGTGGTCATCCCGCTGTTGGCTACCAACGGAACATTGGACGTGACGGCTGAGGACGTGGCCGACCACCAGTTGACGATTGCCAAGGTAGAGGAAAACGTCGCCGGAACGACACACAAAAACCCGCTTGTATTACTCACCGCCATCGCGCCTTGTACCGTCAGTGCGTAACCTAAATTGACGGTTACGCTGCCATTGGTACTGAATGATCCGCAGGATAGCGCGCCCGTCGCAACAATTCCTCCCACAACGTAGAGTCCGGGATTGCCGCTGATGACCGTAGAGTTAGACTCTAGCACCCCTGGCACCAGAATCCCCGAGCCTGCCCCAGTCACAATCCCGCCAGCGGTCACAACCCCCGTCACGGTAGGCGACTGTGACCAACTTGCGCCCGATCCGCTGTTGAATAGGAGGCCGGCGCTGTCCGCCGGTAGGAGGCTACGACTTACGTACGTCAAAGCCGTTCCGCCAGAGTTCACACACAGCACTTGATTCGCGGTCCCTAAACTCGTCAGTCCCGTACCTCCGTAAGCCACACCCACCGTCGTTGCCTGCCAAATTCCCGTCGCAATAGTGCCCAGTGCCGTGATCGCCGTCGTGCTTTCCCAAGCTAAACCAGTCGCGCCGCTATTGACCGCCAGAATTTGCCCGGCCGTACCCATCGAAGTAAGCCCCGTGCCACCGTGCGACGTGGCAATTGTGGTCGCATTCCACGTTCCCGTGGTAATGGTTCCCAAGGCCGTAATGGCTGTGGTGCTCTGCCAAATCAACTCCGTAGCGCCACTGTTGACCGCCAAGAATTGGCCGGGAGTTCCGATGGATGATAAGCCCGTACCGCCAAACTCGATGTCTACCGAATCGGCATTCCATGTGCCCGTGGTAATCACGCCCAGCGTCGTCGGTCCATATCCCGAGTCTTTTGCCAGCTTCCCCGATGATCCATCAAACACTACAAAGTTGTCGTCGGTTGACGAAGCTGGCCCCACGATGGCATTCGTCACCGATGGCACCACAATATCCCAGTCATCTCCCACCGATGCCTGCGTTCCTCCCGCGTTGGTAGTGTTGCAAATC